TTCTTGGAGCGTTCCAGTTCTTCAATCGAAATCCGGTAGGTGACCGAAGCGTTGATGACCGCCTGAGTAATCAGACCGGCCTGGTATTCCACGTCGTTCGAAAGGTTGTTGGAGAGCGCACCGGCCGCAAGAAGGGCCGCGAATCCCGAGAAGTCCCCGGTGACCAGCGTCATCATCTCGGCCCAGGGGTTGGTCCCCGTATAGACCTCGACGTTTTTCATGGCGTTGGACCAGATCAGGGGCTTGAGGAAAATGTCGGTAAAGTACCCGATGCTTCCGGGGCTGGCCAGCTGAGCGCCGATCAGGTCCGGGGAGGCGTCCGAAGCGTAGCCGTCCCGGGCTTTGATCTCGGCATCCGAAGCCCGACCCCAAACCAAGTCGTACTTTCCTGTTTCCCGATTGTGCTTCTTGGTGACCGAAAGCCGGCTCAGGATGGCCTTGGACTCGGCCACGCTTTTGGCATCCACGGCCGCACCGACCAGCTGTCGGACGTCATCACCGACATACCGATTGACGCCGAAAAGGCTCTGATCGACGTGGAAGGGCTGGGTGGCTCCGGGATCGCCGGGGAACCAGCTGCCCTGGCCTTCGGACAGCGACAGGTCGAGCTCCATGTGCTTGGTGGAGGCTTGGGCATCCGCAACCAAAGCGGCGCCGGGACCCGAGGGCTTCTGGGTGAACATCCGATCCACCATCTCCACGATGGGATCGAAAACTTTGTCAGCGTTGATTTTCATGTTTCATCCTTCCTTAGCTCGGGATCCTGAATTGCAGGGTGACGCCCTGGAATCCGTTTTCATCGACCTGGGCTACAAAGCAGTTGGTCAACACGGTCCAACCGGACGAAGCCGAAGAACCCGAGGCCAGGAATTCAATCTCGCCCGTGGTGTTCTTGAACTGGATGACGGCACCGGGAACGGGGTCAATCGCGCCGACCTGGCTCTTGTTCCAGCCGTTGTAGATGTACGCCCCTTCGTAACCGGCCGTGACAGGCTGACCGAGCAGGGGGTAGTTGGCGTGGGCGGGGTCATTCTGGGCGATGCTGGCATCGAACTGCAGGATGCCGCAGACCAGACCCGAAGTGACCAGACCGTAGTAGAACTCATTCGGGGTGGCCGGGAGTCGACTGAGGACCGCACCGAAGCCGGCGCCCGAGGTCGTGGTGTTCGCGGTGGACAGGATACCGCCGATGTTCTGGGGAGCCCTGCCCTGAGCCACAACGGGAATACCGTTCTGGACCGCGCCACCCTTGAATCCGACCTGGGTGAAGGGCAGACCGTTGGTGAATTGCATTACTTCTTCTCCTCTTTGGGCAGGTAGCCCATATTTTTGAGCAGCTTGTCGGCGGGATCGTCGCCGCGAGGGGCGCTGTCACCGATGGCCATGGACCAGGGAGAACCGAAGGGGCGTTCGAGAGCAGCAGCATCGGCGGCCCTAGCGGCGTCTTCAGCCTTGGCCTTTTTCTCAGCCTCTTCCTTCTCAGCCTTCTTGGTGGCCTCTTCGGCCTCAGCATCCTTGGCGGCGGCTTCCTTTTCCTTCTTGGTCTTCTCTTCTTCCTCGCGCTTCTTCTTGTCCTCTTCGGACTCTTCTTCAGCGTCACCGGCCTTGCCCATCTTCCAATCGGAAGCCTTGCCCCCGCCTTCGCGGTGTTTCTTCATGGCCTCGGCGAGTTGGTCCCATTCAGCGTCGGCGTCCTTCGACGCGGCCAGCTTCTTCTCTTCCTCTTCCTTGGCCAGTTCATCTTTCGACTTGCCCATGCTTTCCTTCTCCTGTTTCGTGACTTCTTCCAGCGATTGTTGATCAAGTTTTTCGTACAGATCGGCAACCAGGGTCACGTACTTGTCGGCCTCGGCGTCGGTGACTTCGTTCTTTCCCTCGTCGTTCCCACGGATCAAGCCCTTGATGTCAGAGAGGTACCTCTGCAAAAGAGCCAGGTCGTCAGAGTAGGGGATGTCGGTGATACAGTCCCAAAGGATCTTGGCGGTGGTTTCGAGGGTTTCCTCGGTGTGGATGGCCCGACCCTTGGCGATCTCTTCGAGTTTGGTGCGGAAGGTTTCGGGGAGTTCGTCGGCAGCACCGCCCAATGCGCGCTTGATGAATCTCCAAATGGTCGAAAGGAATCTGGGGTCCTGAGCGGCATGGTCAAGGATCGAAGCATCCGAACCACCACGACCAGCCGGGACCAGGGCAACATGGTTGACGCCGGTCAAGGCGGTCATCTCGATTTCGTAGGGGGTGCCATCGGGGGCAACTCCGTCTTTCCATTCAAACTTGCCGAAGTACAAGGGGGATACTTCCCGCTCTCCACTGTTCTGGTAGGCTTCAATCGCCTCTTCGCCCCCCAGGGTCAACCCGGTACGGATCACGGCTTCAGTCTTGGCCTCGTTGAGTTCGACGGTGGCCTCGTCTCCGGTCCATCCTTGCACGTGGTCGGTGAAGTTCTGAGGGCTGATGTAGGCCTTGTGGGTGTAGATGAACGGCTTGCGGGTGAACAGGTCCTTGGAATCGGCGATCAAAGGCGCCGACCGATACACCCGGAATTCTTTCTTGTCCTTGTGCTGATCGGGGACAGGGCCAACCCTCAAGGCGGTCAATTCACGTCTGAGATACGTTTGAGTCCCTGACCGAGCAATCGCAACACTCTTCTGGACAAGTTCACCCATGGGTCAAACCTAGACCTCATGGGGTTACCTGTCACGTATCAATTGGCCAAGGGATGGCTAAATATTACATGTAGAGTATGTACTACTCTACGGGAGGTGGTTCTTCCGGTTTCTTTGGCTCAAGGGAAGGGTTCGTCTCGAACATCAAGAGCAAGTGAAGCTCAAGCATCTTGTCACAGATCTCAGGGTGTCTGAGGTCCATAGCATCCAACCCGCCACGGATTGAAGCCTCGATGGCTTGCCCCATTCCCTGAAGTAGCTTGGCTTTGGTCTGGGCTTTCTCTTGGGCAGCTTGTACATTTCGAAATGTTTCAAAGGTCGCGTTCATGCCTTCTTATCCAACTCCGCAATCCTGGTCAGTTTCACAAGGAAAACACCATCACTAGGAGTAACCTCGACAACTACCCAGCCTTGATTGGTCAAAGAATCAATCTCATCTTTCCCGGTACCCAATCCCCAAACTCTCCATTTGGTCTCAATCATTTCGCATTCTCCTTCTGATCCATCTTGTCAAAGAACTCCTCCAGGGGAATTCCGTAGAACTTTGCCATGAGTACAGCACGACGACGGCCGGGCACCATCAAGCCCATTTCGTAATGGTTGAGCCGGCCCTTGGGGATACCCATGCTTTTTTCGGCTGCCACGATGGTCAGGTCTCGTTGGAGCCTTGCACCTCGAATGAGCCGCCCGAATGGGGAAAGCAGGTCGGAGTTGATCAAATGTCACCCCTGAACACGTTTGCCATTTTGTCCCAGTAGGATGGGTCTTTGATCTTCTTAGGTTTCCAGAACTGCCACCATTTACGGTTGGGATTGTCCATCTCATCCACGGGGGCAAAGATCCCTGCATATTGCGTAGTAACCTTGTAGGTCCCCATTGTCTGCCCCTCAACATGAAATGTCACGGTGGCATCGTATCCCGTCAGAGTTTTCACGCCGCCATCCTTATCCCGTCGCCTGGGGTCACCTTCATGCTCTTGGTCAGCTCGAACACCGCAAGGAATCCGCATCGGCAGTTGTAGTCGAGGTATTCCTTGGGTAGGTCATCAATGGCGAATATCTTCCCATTCAGAGCCTTGTGGGCCTTCCTGGTTCGAGCATCGTCTACGGTGACCCACTTGATCCACTTCGCCCCAGCCTCTTCGGAGCTGGCTACCATCAAGGCCTTGTTAAACCGGCTGAACTGATCTCGGGCGAAGAACTTGGAGAAGTTCAAACCCTCACCATGGATCTTGTCCATGAGCCCATCCAAACCATCTAGGTCAGGACGTTCCCCACCGATCCATTGTTCAAGGATGCCGATGAACCGTTTCCGAAGCATGGACTTGCCTTCCGAAATCCGAGTCACTGCCGTGTCAAGGTAACCTTTGCGAATTCCGTCAAGGCGGTTCTTGAACACGTCGTTCTTGTCCAGGGCATAGGCCACCCGGGTCTGTAGGCGTTCACTGGCATCCTCGAAGAAGTCCACAAAGAAATGGTTTTGAGCTTCGGCCAACTGTCGGGACAACTGCAAGCGGATTCGAGTCTCGTCCTCGTCAAGGTCACCCGCGGCGTTCAGGGTGGCAAGCTGTTCCCGGATCCTGACGATGGCCTGGGTCACAAGCTCGTTCTCTGCATCCCTCACACCGATACCACTTTCTAGGCTGGCAAGGATCAAGTGTTTCCTCAGATCGGCGATTAGGATTTCGATCTCACCCCGAGCCAACTTGGCAGCGGCTTGTTCGACTTGGAACGGTGGTAAAACAATGCCACGACGTCGCATTTTGT